GGCGAGCGCCTGCGCTGGCTGCCACACGTCACCCGACTGCTCGCCCAGGGCACCGACGCGGCCCGCATCGTGGAACTCCTGTGCCAGGCCATCGACCGGGGCGAACTGGACGAGGCCGCGTGATGGGCAGCGTGCAAGCCACCATCGACTGGCGGACAGCCACACCCGAAGAGCTCGACGGCCACCGGTGCATCATCACCACCGTGGACGGCACGATCATCGACGGATACCTCAAAGCCATCCCGCCATTCACCCCCGAATACCAGCTCACCAGGTTCGTGCTCCACGACCGAGACCTCTGCCTCGGACAACTGCGCATCCTGTCCCTCAACCCCAAACACGGCACGGCAATCCTCCAACCACACATCCGAACACTCACCGTCACACAAGACCACCGATAACCACAGAAAGGACAGAAACCATGAACAACGACGGCATCATCAGCCTCATCAAAACGGCGCTCGCCGCCAACTGCCAGATCAGTCTGACATTCACGCCCAAGGCATTCCTCGGAGACGCCGACGAAGAAGGCCCCGAAGCGCACGACTGTACGACGCAGCTGCCGGACCATGACGGACTCTGGTACGACAACACGGACAATCTCTGGTGGATCTCCAGCGACACGGCGGTATGCATCCGCGAGGACGGCGACTGGAGCATGGGGGACTTGGAGATAGCCAAGCACTCCATCAAATCCGGCAGCATCAGCATGTTCGCCCCATTCCGCCCAGCCACGGTAACGACACAAGGAAAAGAATCATGAAACAAACCACAAGAATCAGCACGCTTATCTGCACCATCCTCGGCATCATCGCGCTCGCCGGATGCGAGGGCACTCCCATCGACTCTTCGGCTGATAAACACACCGAAGCGGTGACCCAGAGCGAATGCTCCACCTACAACGCCCAGTGGGAAACCTGCACGATCACGATGCCGGACAGCCGCCGCGTGACCTGTATCGCACACGACAGCAACGCCGGCATCTCCTGCGACTGGGACCACGCGGACGGAGCCGACAAAGGATGGACGGAATAAGCGTCAAACAGTCCATCGAAATCGAAACCAAAGGTTACGCCACGCTCATGATGGGAGTCGCGCCAGCAGGACAATTCAAAATCCGCTTCGCCGACTCCGGAGAACATGAAATCGATTGGCGGGACGTGCAGGCACTCAACAAGTCCTCGCACAAGTTCTGGATCGAGACATACCGGAGGAACCACAATGGCAATCCTGAAACACACATACAAAGTCACCATCATCCGCACCGGCATCGGATACGACATCTTCATCAACGAATTCGCCACCGACGGCACCCGCCGCGAATACGAACGACGACACCACACGTGGGCCCTAACCAGTCACGGAGCCGACCGTGCGGCCCAACGACTCATCAGCCGCATCAAACGACAAAACCAGCGAGACGAACACCCACGCGAATACACCATCGAATAGGACGACAATGAGCAACAAACCGAATCGAATCACCGACATCCTCGTCAACATCGCCAGCATCGTAACCGTCACCGGATGGGCGGCAGCCGTCGTCCTGCTCATCATCAAACTCGGCATCTGGGTATTCCAATGATGAGCGAGACCGACTGGCTGCCACACGCCGCCTGCAAAACCGCAGACCCAGACCTGTTCTTCCCCAGCACACCCGCCGAAGAACAAGCAGCAAAACGAATCTGCGCCACATGCCCCGTCCAACAAAACTGCGAACACTACGCCAACACCCACTCCATCAACAGCCACCACCTCACCGGCATCTGGGGAGGAAAACTCTACAAACCCCGCAACCCAAGAAAGAAGACCACATGAACCAAAAACAGCGAATCTGCCCAGTCTGCAACACCACCGCGCTCGCCGATGATGACTATGTGTGCAAGGCGTGCGCCTGGTGCTGGCAGACGGACATGCTGCAGCTGGCCGGTCTGATCCCCGATCTGGAGTTGGTGGCGGCGAAACAGGCCAGTCCCTCACCACGGAACCAGGGAGCCAAAGGCAATCAGGGCAACGCCCCGCTGCCGATCAGCGAGCGCCCGTTTGATTTGCTTGAGCGGATTCGACGTTATGGTCTGAGCGTGTATCTGCTGGCCGGTGTGCGTCGGCGTGAGGATGAGAGCACGGTGAGCCTGATCACCGGGCTGGTGAACATGGATGGGTTCGCCCGGGTGGCTGGTGCGGCTCAGCTCGCGGTGACCGGTCATGAGCTGATTGGCGAGGCGTGGCGGATGTTCGTGCCTCGTGAGCCTCGCACGTGGGCGGGTGAGTGTCCGTCGTGCGGGGCTCAGGTGTATGCGTCGTTGTCGGCCAAGGTCGCGTATTGCGATGAGTGCGGTGGTCTCATCGATCTGACTTGGCTGAGGGCCGAGACGCTGAGGCGATTGTCCGTGAGCACGAAGACGTTCACGGCGGGGGAGCTGAGCCGGTGGCTCAAGTCATGGGGGCTCAAGGTGTCGAAGCGCAGCATCCAACGCTGGGCGAAGGACGGGCAGATCATCGTGGGGCCGGAGGATGCCGATGGTCGTCGCACCTACCAGATCGGGAGCATCCTGCGCAAGCTCAACGGCAAATAAACTGGGCGCTGGGCTTGCGACACGCCGAAGGGGCTGGTGCAATCCGATTTGGCGCGGTATACATGCTACATGTGGTGTTTGGTGTAAGCACCATTAATCAAATCTTCTGAGAGCCCCGAACGGACAACCGTTTCGGGGCTCTCGCATATCCAGCCAAGGTACCGGCATGAGTTCGAACCGTACCCACAACAGGGCATTCAAAAAAGCCAAACAGGCATTCTTCGAAGACGGCAAACGGCTGGACGCCCTAGACGATCCCGCAGCCGACTGCTGGATATGCCGTGGCCGCATCGACTACAGCGTGCCGCCCGGCACCACGGACATGAGCCATGAGCTCGACCATTACTATCCGGTGCGCGACTATCCAGACCTGCAGGACGATCCCGCAGGCTTCCGCCACTCACACCGCAAATGCAACCGCGAGCGCGGTGCCGGCCAGCCCCGGCTCGACCTGGGCGATGTCATCCCCGCCTGGTGGTAGCCGACCAATCGAAAGGACTTGCGTCATGGACAACGACCACAGCATCTGCCAACGATTGGCCATGATGCTCGACGAGGATCCGTCGTGCACGATACTGATCATCGGCCGATACATGCCGCCGGTGCGCGCCGAATACAACAAGGTCAGGCATCTCACGCGCAAGGCCAAGCTCCGGCCGACGCTCGCCAAGGCCGGGCATCTGCGGTCCGTGACCGCGCAGCAAGGCAGGCTTGAGGCGTTCGCGCCCATCGGCCTGGCCCGTGGCCGGCGTGCCCGCGCCGTGCTTCACATCGGCGAGCGC